CGCAGCCTCTCCAGCCGCCGCTCCAGCTTGCGCCGCCGCTTGGTCGCCAGGTCCTTGAGTAGCAGCCCCTCCACGCGGTCGATGCGCCGTCCCAGCCTCACCCCGCGGCGCTGCATGGCGCGGTAAATGTTGACGGCGACGAGTGCCACGAAGAAGGCGATGACGCCGTCCAGCGCCTCCACGAGTTCCGACGGCACGTTGATCCGACGATCGATGCGATACGCCAGCTCCGCCGCCCACCGTGCGTCCTGCTCGAACTGACGCAGCCCCTCGCACTCGTCGGCGAGGTCGAGGATCACGCCGCCCAGCATGGCGAGCATCGGCTGGTTGTGGCGTTCGAGTAGCTTCTCGGCGTCGAGCCAGAGTTCCGTGCGGCGCAGTGGCTTCGTGCTAGCATCTGTGGTCATGGTCGGGCCTCCAGTCAGGTCTTGGCCGGGGGCGCTCGGCGGTGTCCGGGCGCCTCCACGGCCACGGTATCACGCGTTCGTTTCCTCAAGGAACCTCAGCAGCCCGTTGAGCTGCCTCGGATCTCCCCGGTTCCACCCCGTCCCATCAACGCTCTCGACTCCCAGCCGGTGGCACTGGTAGAGCTTCTCGGGGCTGTTCACGCGCCCCACGTGGACGCGGTCGAACGCCTCGCACCACATCGGCAGCGACAGCCATTTCCACTCAGTGGAGCCGCCAACGAAGATGACTCCAGCATCGGCAGGCACGTCGTCGGGCTCGTGGCCGTCCTGGACAACGAACGCCAGTGGCCACCCGTACCGCGCGGCCTCCGGCGAGAACTCATCCCATCGCGCGCTCGTGGCCTTCGAGTCGCTGACGACATCCGGAACGGCCGCCCATAGCGGTGGCTGTCCAGACAAGCACGCCCATCGCAGGAGGGCCTTCCACTTCCCCTCGACGAACCCCTTGAAAGCCCCGTTATCCAGCGCATACGGCACCCACGAACAAGGTCCCCGCTGCCCCCCAGGACTGTAGAGATGGCCAACGCTCCCCGGCGCACGACCAGCCCAGTAGTGGAGCCATGAATACGTCCCATTGGTTGGCATGATCATCATTCGCGCGACGCCAGTTCGGCCACGCTCACCTCGTAGGAGATGAACGATCCTGCCGACTCCTCGACGTCCACGCGGATCAGATGGCAGTGTCTCGCCAGCTGGTAGATCTCACGGGCGATCCACAGGGCGACGTGCTCGGCTGTCGGGTATTCGATGGTCTGATTTATGTCGGTGTGATCTACCTGATCGATGATGTCCCGCAGCGCGTGGAAATCCACGACCATTCCGTCCTTGAGATGCGACGTGGTGATCTCGATCTGCACGTCCCACCGATGGCCATGTAGCGCGCCGCACTTGCCTGGGTATCCAGGCAGATGGTGCGCTCCTTGAATGGATAGGGTCTTACGTAGAGTCCAGGTCATTTCCACCTCCACCACCCCAGAGGTTGGCGACAAGGGCCTGCCGGGAGGTGGTCCAGCGTCACCGGGGGATCAGTCCCGATGCGGCCCTGTCGATCGCAACCATACCACAGAACGACGATGGCGCCCCCAGATTGCTCCAGGGACGCCGGGCAGTATCGTCGCGGCGGGTGCCACGAGGTCCACGGGGCGATCGTAGCAGGCGTGAAGGATTGATTCTATCTTTCGCTCACTCGGCAGGATCGGCCGGGGCGCTGTCGTCGTCACCAGCATCGGCGACCGCCTCCACCGTCTCGGCTACGATCTCCTCGGCGACGTCACGCGGCATGAGCCCGGCGCCGACTGCCATGCCGATCGCGAAGATCAGCGCGGCGGCGAGGGCTAACAGGGGTTTCGAGAGTTTCATGGGGTCCATCTCCTTCTCGCGATCATCTTGTCGCGCTCGTGTCTGTATCTGGGATCGCGGTGCGCCACGAAGGACAGGCACTCGCCCTCGATCCACCGGCCGGAGTACGCGGTGCCGGGGATGCTCAGGTGAATCCACCGCGACGATCCACGCGTCTCGTTGATGACCTGCCCGAACGGGTGCATGCACTCGTCGGCGATCCACCGGAACACCTCGTCGTGGCGCACGCCCTGGACGTCGAAATCGGCCGCCTCACCGCGGGTGTGCTGCGACTTCGGCCGGTAGCCCGTCGAGCCCTGCGCCTTGCCCTGCGCGCGGACGTCGTAGCCGTACCACTTGCCCTCGATCTCCTCGGCGTATCGATAGCCGGGCTGCACCGTGATCGGGGCGCCGAAGTGGGAGCGCACGTGCTGCAGCAGGATCGCGAGGCACTGGATCGCCGCGAGGGTGTCGGGATGCTTGGCGAGCGCCGTCTGCCGGGCTGCCATGGCGCCACCGTGCGGACACGCGGTCAACTCCTCGAAGGTGAAGTTGGGGGTGCCGAGGTCGATCATGGTGCCCTCCTGAAACCGCCCGCCGCAGCCGCCCCAGGAGAAGGACCGGACAACCGCGACGGGCAGAGCTTTACGCGCCCCACCTACCGGCCTGCGCCTTGAGGCTGGCCACTAGGTCGCCCTTGGCCATGCTGGGCACGTCGAAGCCGGCAGCGCGCCCCCACGCCTCCCACTGGGCCTTCCTCGTCGCGCGGGTGTCCGGCGTCTCGCGGATCTTGCGCACGGCGTCGAATTGCACGGGGTCGCCGACCGCGACCAGGCCGCCGTCGCCGTCGTCGATGAGGATCGGGGGGGCCTCGTCGTTGCCGTTGCCGTGTACGATGTAGGTGGCGCCGAGGCTGTCGAGTGCGGCCGTCGTGGTGGACACGAGACGCAGGAACCCAGGGATCGACCCGAAGGCGCCGCCTGGGTACTCCACGCGCTTGCGCGCCTCGACGTACTCGGCCGACGCGGGGAACGCGTGGACGGTAGCGCGCCCGTGGGCGCCGGTCTCGGTCATTGCGATTTTGATGTCCATGCTGTCCTCCTACGCGATGCTCACGCGGATCTTGCTGATGCTCACGTGGATGTCTCCCTCGGTGCCGCCCGTGCGTGGGTTGATGGAGATCACCAAGTAGGGCACGCCGCCCACCGTCGGCACGGCATGGCTCTTGGACGCGTGCGTATTGGCTACCTCGTCGTGCGTGTTGTCTTCCTCGGTCGCGCTGGTCGCAATCCTGTCTCCCGTCGCGCCGAGGCGCAGTCGCCAGCTATCCCCGCCTGCGGTGAGGATGATGGTCTGTGCCAGCTCGTGAACATTGGCCCGCGCGCTCCAGTTGCCCATCCGTGGGCCGGTGTTCTTGTAGACCTGGAACATCTCGTATTCGGTCGCCGTCGGCGCCACCGATACCGCGGTGCTCATGTCCCCGAGGTTGTCCTGATTCACCACACCGAACGAGATCAAACGGTCCGCGTTGACTCCCGTACAGGTGGTGAGCGTGAGGTCCACCTCGAGACCAACGATGGTCCGATCCACGAGGTCGGGCAGGCCGGTGAGAAGCAGGGCAAGCACAGCATCGATGTCCGACCCGCTGCACGCCGCATCGATCTCGAGCTTGCCCAGGGCGATCTCAAGCTGCGCGAAGCTGGCCAGGTCCCCGGACGTGACGGTCAACCCGCTGGTCGTGTCGGTGCTGCCGTTGCCTTCGTTGATGAAGTTGAACGTCCCCGACAGGTCTACGTCGAAGTGGACGGTGTCGCCGGACGTCAGCCCGGTGAAGTTCGTCGCCGCGAGGACGGGCGCCGCGCCGCTGGTGACGTCCTGGTCGATGAACGTGTGCGAACTGCCATCGGCCCCCGCGTGGGCGTTGACCTTGCTCGTGGCCTCGGCGTCCGTGGACATGTCCGCAGCCGCGGTGCCTCCTACGGCTTCGGCGTCGTCGACGGTGCCGTCGTTGTCCGCGTCGTAGGTCGCTGTCGGCATCTTCGGCGGTGAGTGTGAAAAGCCCATTCGGTCCTCCTCCCCTACGTCGGGAAGCTGATGTGGTAGCTGCGGATCTTGGTCACGATCGGCTGTCGCTCGGCCGCGTCGCCCTGGGGCGCCCGGCGGCGCTCAACCTGGCGAACCTGCCCCTTGCGCGTGGTGATCCCGGTGATGTTGTACGCGACGGTGTGGCCCTGGCCGATCCAGCTGCAGTTCTCGAGGAGGGTAGCCTCGACGTAGATCTGCGGCTGGGCTCGCATGTCGAGCTGTTCCTTGTGTGCATCTTCCCAATGTTCAAGGTGCCGGGTCTGCTGTGCCGCATACCCCTGATCCCAGTCCTCGGCGAGCTCAAACCGTGCCCACTTGCGCGCGATGCGCTTCTCAACCACGTCGCCCGCATTGTGGGTGATCTCGTCGTCGTCCCCGATGATCGACTCGAATGGGATCGTGACAGGCTCGTCCTCGGTGGCCTCGTCCGGCTCGCTCACAAGGCCGCCGGTGTACGCTGCCCGCAGTACGTTGCAGTACGCCCCTTGTGGGTCGTCTAGGCGTATCGCGTCCGCTCCGTAAAGGTGGTACCGCTCCACAGTGAGATCGGCGGTGGCCTCGACCTTGCGTCGTTTCGGAAACAACAGCCCGCCTCGAACGAAGATGTCCGCGTTGATGGAGTCGCAAAACTCTTGCAGTACGTCGAGCGCGTATGGTTTCTCGGTGGCGCCAAACGCGGGGAATGCCCCCGCGGTTTCGTCGTACCACGCTTCGGTGTACTCGTCGGGGAAGTCGCCCGAGTCCCACCCGTCGATCGTGCCGCTGTCCACCACGTCGGCGAGGGTGTAGCCGAGCCCCCATGTAGTGGTCTGCATCACGTACTTGATGACCTCGGCTACGGTGGTCAGCGCTGTACCGGCCTCGGTATTCTCCCGCGTGAGCCCCTTCACGCGCACCCAATATTTGATGTCGAGATGCTTGTGTCCGGAGATGTCCTCGCCTTCGACGTAGGTCCCAGACGGGACGGGGTTTGGCTCTAGGTGGACGTTCTCGGCATAGACCGGGATCGCGTCGCCGTGGGCGATAACGTTGGCTCCATACGCGTCGCTGATGTCGTTGTACGTCGTCGGTGCTGCGTCCGCCGTGATGTCCGTTGCGGGGGCGTAGTACCAGTATTTACGCGCCTGCGGTCCCACGCCGCACGAGATCCAGACCTCGACGGTGTGACCGCCACCTAGCGTCCTCCAGCCGCGAGCGGCTGCGAGGTCCGTGTACTCGTAACACCCGCGGTGCTCGGTGCCGGAGCCCACTATGGTGGGAATCACCTGGCCTGACGCTGCGTCGGTGATAGCCGACTGTAGGGGGCCAGGGAGAAGCGCGTACACCCAGTCGTTCTGCGCGTGCCCGACGGGCGTGGTGCCCATGTAGCCGCGCTTCACAGTGATCGTGTGGCCGCCCACGATCTCCTCGATCCAAGCGAGTTCGAGATTCGCCCCGGTGCCGGCGTCGCAGCACGCTACGACCATTCCGGCCTTCATGTCGACGGTCCCGGTCAGTTTGGTCGTCCACGTCGTGGTCACCGCGTTGACGCCTGCGCCGAGCTGCGCATCACTGGTGGACCAGACGAGGGGCTGCAGGAAAGCACAGCGCCACTCGGTAGCCATGGTGAGGGTCTGATTTGGCAGCCGCTCGCCCTGGTGCCGCCCAATCCCACGCAGGCGGAAGTACGCCGCCTCACGCACCCCGGCGGGCCTCGCCCCCACCTTGCCGTGGAACACCAGCTCGGCGCCCGCTCCGGCGTCCTGCGACATGTCCACTTCGTACAGCTTGAGGGACTGCCCCTCCCACTGCTGATCATCGGCGAAGTAGTCCCACAGGGCGTCCGGCTTGTCGCTGTCGGCGTTGTTCCCGAGCCACACGTTGATGTCGGCGGACGGGTGGGCGTACTTGGACTGTCCGATCTTCTGGTCCGGGTCGAGGTGGCCGCACCCGTCGATGCGTGCCTCCCAGTCGCGCGTGGTCCCGTCCACCTTGTCGGTGGTGCACTCGCCCTCGCCCCAGTACAGCGTCGCGGTGGTCTCGAGGGTGCGGTCGTACACCTGGACGATGGCGAAGAAGTGCAGCGCCGTTGAGGTGCTGTCGTCGATGGCAGAGAGTGCCATCAGATCACCCCGGCCGCGGCCATGGGGATTCCACGAATGAGGATGGAGAACGTGCGGTCATCGTTGGCGTTGTCGATGGTCGCTGGGCTCCACTTCTTGATCACGCCGAAGACGGAGTCGGGGGCGTACCCGGCGGTCCCCACCAAGTCGTTCGGGTCGGGCACCCACAGCATGGGCTTGACGCCGTGCCTGTCCACGAGGGCCTCGATCACGCGGTAGACGCCCGAGGGCCAGTCCTGGAACGGCAGCAGCACCTCGACGTGACCGCGCCCCTGTACGCGGTGCACTCCGCCCCCGCCCGGGGGGAAGACCGCGCGGTCGGCGACGACGGGGATGCGCTGCCACGGCGTGTGGAAGTTCTCTTCCTGCGCGCCCGCGGTCGCCCCGTCGAAGGTCGAGTCGTTCCACATGCCCGCGACGCCGATCTTGGCCTTCGGCATGGTGGCCTGACTGCCGCCGCGAGACCAGGCGAGGCACCAGTACCGCATGGCGTTGTGTAGCCCGGTGACCGACGGGAGCCAGACATAGAGGTCGTTGATCTCGGACTTGGTCGCGGCGATGGAGTTGCTCGTCCGGTACGTCGCCGAGTCGGCCCAGTCGTAGGGGTTTGACCCGAGGTCAGTGTCGTTGCCGTAGAGGTAGAACGTGTCAGTGCTCGACAGGTTCGTCGAGTAGAGCATGAACGCCTCGGGCTCGGAGACCCCGTCGCCGATGTCCCACATGAGGTACTGCCGGTCCTGTACGAACGTCGCGGCGTCGCTGATATGAGAGGTCCCCGACGCGGTCGGGCCGGTGTTGTCGTAGCCCATCGTGGCCGCGAGGGCTTCGGTCCGGGGGGTGTGGTTCCAGTGGATGATCGTGTTGGCCGAGGAAGACAGGGTGAACTTGCGGGCGGTCTCGTCGTACTGCCCGGTCATGCCGGGCAGATCGTACCCGTAAAACGAGAACTTGGCCTCGATCTCAGTGGCCAGCGCAACGGCCCAACTGTCCCCGCCGAACCCGCCCGTGCTCGGCTCGAACGCCACGGTATCGCCGGTGTCGTCGTTCTCCACCTGGATGTAGTCGTTGATGCCGCCGCGAATGATGAACGCGTCGCCGACCTCGCACAGCTTGCCCGGCCGCTCGTCGTCGAGGTTCGCCTCGGTGGCCGTGTTGCCGCGGATGTGGGACGTTGGGAGGATCGAGTCCTCGAACAGGTAGACCTGTAGCGGTAGGCTGCTCATCGTCCATCCTCCATGGCCAGGCCGGACAGCGGGCCCTGTCCAGCGTTCGTCAACTCGACAGCCTCGTCGAGTACCAGCCGTGCGATCTCGGTCCCGTTGGCCAGGACGATCGGGGCGTTGAGCATGATTCGGGCGACGTTCCCGCCGCCGATGGACGGGTCGAAGCCGGACGCCGGGCCGCCGCCGAAGAAGGCCCCCTCGAAGGACTTGAGCATGCGCGTGAGGGCCCCCGTGCCCTCGGGGTCCATGACCACCTCGTCGTTGCGGCGGATGACCAGGGAGTGGGAGCCGCCGCCTGGGAGGGTGCCTGCGCCACGGTCGGCGAGGACGGTGGGCATGAGGCCGCGGTCGCCGATGCCGCCACCGGGAAGGGTGACGCCGGACAGGCTGCCGAAGAACTTCCCGATGGACTGTATCCCAGCGATGACAGCCTGCAACGCCTGGATCTTCTGGATGATGGAGCCGAGCCCCTTGAGGAATGCCGTCTCCTTGCCGATGAGGGTATCGAAGCCGGAGACCACGCCGCCCATCTGCCCTGCCACGTAGCCCCACGCGTCGCCGATGCCCTCAGTGTCATCCTTGGCGTCGCTGGTCAGTGCCCTGTTTTGCTCGGCCGCCTGGAGGACGCCCTCGCCGCCCGCGTCCTCGATCTCGATCTCGTCGATCGGGGTGTCGCCAAGCCCCCCCCCGCCATCGCCGCCGCCGCCGCCGCCGCCGACCAGTCCTTCAAGTCCTGTGCCCTTGAGGAAGCCCGCCATGGCGTTCTTCTTCTGCATGATGTCGTCCTGGAGGCCGGAGATCCGCCCATGCACGCGGGCGAGTTCATCGGCGATCTTTATCGAGTGCGGCGCGAGGCGCTGCAGCATCTCCAGAAACGCGCGCTCCATCTTGAGGATGTCGATCGTCATCTCCGACATCATGGTGTCGAAGGTCACGCCCATGATGACCGCGACCTCGGCCACCCACGTTAGCCCGTCGGCGAAGGCGCTCGACCACGTGCGGACGTCGTCCCTGCTCTGCGAGAGATTGGCTATCAGCAGCGCAAAGCGGTTGTTGAGGTCGGCCATTGCCGGGAGGGTTTCCTCGGCGACTGCGTTCGCGTATCCCTGCTCTGCCTCCTGTCGCCGCTGCACGCTGTCGGCGTACTCCTCTGACGCGGCGAGTAGTTCATCCGACATCAGCGTCCCCCACTCGCGCAGGCGGTCGGCGTTGGCGGTGATGGCGTCGGAGCCCTGATTCAATAGGATCGTGATCCGCCCAGTGCGGTCGCCGAGCAACTGCGACGCGATGGCCGCCTTCTCCGTCTCCGGGACAAGCCCGCTTGCGTAGGCGTCGGCCATGTCGGAGAGGATCTCGGTGCCCGACTTGAGTTCCCCGTTGGCGCGGTGGACGGAGATCCCCACGCGGTCGAACAGGTCTACGGCGGTGGACAACCCGCGGTCGGCGTCCAGTGCGGAGCGCTGTGCGCGAAGCAGTGACCGATCGAAGCGCGACGCCTCGGTGCCCGCAAGCTCCGCCGCCGAGCGCCAGTTCTGGATCGTCTGCGCGGACTCATTGAGCGACCCGGCGTTCTTGGCGAGGTTGTCGCCGAGTTCGGACACGTTGCGCGAGAGGGTGAGCACCTTCCCCGCGCTGCTGTCCCACAGCCGCTCAGTCGCGCCGAGGATCTTCTTCCCGATCTCCAGCGCCTGATTGATACCGGCCATGGCGGCCGACAGCTTCATCCCCGTGGTGACGTTGGACTTCTGCTGGGTTTCGAGACGCCCGAACCCGTCCGCTGCGTCCTTGGTGCCTTTGACGGCCTTGGACGAGTCGGCGGAGAGGGTCCAGCGTGCGCCCGGCATCAGTTACCTCCGTGCGTGGCGGTCCATTCCTTGAGCCGCGCGGCCTCGATCTGCGAGTGCGCGACCCGGAGATCCCGAAACGCGTCCATGGTCCAAGCGTCCTGGTCGAGGACGCCACCCGCGCTGGGCATGTGCCCCGTCATTTCAGGCGAGGGAACGCATAGGAAGTAGAGGTCAACCACGCCCCACACCTCGGACGGGATGGCGTCGGGTGGCCACTGCCCCGTCAAGTGGTGCCCCGCCCCGCCCTTGCGCAGATGACTGCGCGCGAGTACGGGCGATGTGTAGCCGCCTGGGTTGCGCTTCCACTTCTTCCGTTCCCTCTCCACATCCGGCCCGACGAGGCGCCAGTGAAGTGCAGCCCTCAAAAAGGGCGGTTGTCCTTGCCCATGCCCGCCGCGTCGAGGATGGCCGCGCACACCTCGTCCACGGTGTCTCCGTCCTCGCTGAGACGATCCCACACCTCGGCGCGGCCCTTGACATCGTCGGAGCCTCGCTTGCCCCTGGTGACGCGCTGGAACACGTACTCGAGTATGACCGCCTTCTGCTCGTCGGCGACGCCAAGCACCTCGTCGAGGAGGGCGTCCGTCACGTCGCCTGACTCCTCGGCGGCCTTGATGCGATCCTGTAGTTCCTTGGCGTCGGTGACGGTCGCGCGAGCAAGGCTCATCAGCCCCTTGACCCACGGCCCCTTCTCACGAACCGCGAAGGGCTTGAAGTAGATCCTGACCTGCTCTTCGGCCGGTGCCTCGTCGTTGCCACCAATCGTCGGGATTACCTCCCGCTCTCTTGTCCAGTCACCCATGGCCTTCTCCTTCCGTGGGTTGGTTGTTACATGCTGCCGAACGCCACCGCGGGCACGTTGGATCGGTGTCCTCGGCTTTCGCTGGTCAGGGTCGCCACCACGTGCGCGTCGCCCGGAGTCACGTCGGACTGGTCGAACACCTGGCGAGCCATGGCCACGCAGAGCACCGAGTACGCCGTGTCGCCCCATTGCATCGTCGCGGGTCGCTCATCGGCATCCTTGTTGTGCTGGTAGTACTCCCACGTCGCCTTCTCCGCGAAGGTGGACAGGTTCGTCTTGACCATGAGGTCGCCCGACTTGGCGTAGCCGTGGATCGCCCAGGGGTCGCCGTGTCCGCGCTCGCGGGGCTTGATCCCGCCGGTGACCTCGATGGACCCGGATTCGCTCTCAAGCTGCGAGACGGCGCCGGACGTCAGCGAGACGTAGATCTGCGCGCCTTCGGCCGACAACGTGGACTCGGCCAGAGTGGGAGTCGGCTCGTACACGGTCACCACCGCCGCGTCGCCGTGGGCGTCCGCTCCGCCCGCGTCCTTGTTGCGCTCGATGCTGATAGCGGTGCTCGTCGGGTCGGCGTCCACATAGACGACCTCGGCAGCGTTGGCTCCCTCGGCCTCGATGGTGTAGCACATCCCCTTGGTGATGCCGCGCCAGTCGTCCACCGTCATCGTGGTGACGCTGTTGTTGATGCCGCCGTCCAGCGTGGTCGGGCGTCCCTGCGCGAACTCGCGGAAGAACCCGGAGACCTCGATCTGCGGGGTGTCGTTGTTGCCGTAGATCCATCGGAACGTGTCGCCCACGCAGCCGCCGAGGCGGACGCCGCCGTGGTCGAGCTTGTGCCAGATCGTCGCGGCCGTCTCGTGGTTGTCGCTCAGAAGCGTGTACGTCTTCGCCGCGTGGACCGCAGTGGTATCCGCCGGGGTGAAGGTCAGCGGGGTCTCCAGGGTGACGTTGTCGGGGGTGCTGGCCACGTCCACAGCGGTCACTCGTCGGCCGTGTACGTTGCCGCTGGAGTCGGTGAAGCCGACAAACTGCCCGACCGCGATGCCGCTGGCGTCGGTGACGTCCACGATCGAAGCGGTGGAGCCTGCGCCGGACACGGTCGTCGCGGTGGAGGTGCCCACGCTGTGATTCCAGATGCCGGTCAGGAACAGGATATGCGGGTCCATCTCGACGCCGATGGAGCCAGACGGAAGCGCCTCCATCAGCACGCGGAACGTGCCCTTCCGCATCAACTGGATCGACCCTGGGGCACCGTCCATGTTGCCGGTCTGCGCGTTGCGTGCCTTCTGCCCCTTGTCGAGCTTCCACTCGAAGTCCAGCACCTGGACCCCGTGTGCGGCGATGGGGAGTTCCACGGGCGTCTGATAGGCGTTGGCGCCCTGCGTCTGCACGTAGATGACCCCGGAGCTTTTCCCAGATTCGTAATTGATGACGGTCACTGCTGGCCTCCTATGGGTGCGTCTGCGCCTCGCGCAGGGTCACGCGAATCAGGCCGCCCATGTAGACGGCTCGCTTTTCTCTGAACTCGTCGAGCCTGACGACGCCGCCGCCGATGCTCTCCATGTAGGCATCCTGGACACGGTCGCCGAGGGTGTGCCCGTTCCACGCAGTCTCCTCGTCGAAGACCTCGCGCAATGCCCACTCCGCATACTGCTTCGTGAACTCGATCGCGTCGGGGTCTCCGCCGTGGGTCGCCTTGCCTACCGCGCACGCCACGGTGAGCCAGTACGTATAGCGGGCGTATGCCTTCGACCGGGTCGCGGTGATCCCCTCCTCGAATGAGACGGCGCACAGGGGGAGCGCGTTCTGTCGCTTGCGCTTGTGCCCGGGGAAGTTCCACGTCGTCGGCAGGTACGTCAGGGACTGTCGTGTGTTGATGTCGGTGCAGCGCGCAGCAAGCCCGGTGGTCGCGTCCTGGAGGAACGCGGAGAGGTGCTCGGCGGCAGCTACGGCAAAGCGTGGGGCGGTGCTCATGCGACCGCCTTCAGCGCGCGCACGGTGAGGAACTGGGAGACCTCGCGGGACGGGAACTCGCCACGGTCGATCTCGGTGTCGCCGAACTCGGCGGTGCGGGTGGAGACGAGGAACGGGATCGACATCAGCTTCCCGAGTTCCCACTCGGCCTGCGACGGTAGCTTGCCCTCGCCCATGATCGTGCGGCGGGCGTCGAAGTGCTGCGTGTACTCGTGGCCGTCCTCGGTGACGTCGGCGCCGATGGTGACGTGGTTGGCGCTGTACTCAAGGATCGGCTTCGCTTCGATCTTGGTCGAGCGGCCCGACAGCTTGCGCATGGGCCCGTCCATGGTGAACGGATCGGTCTTGACCCCGGTCAAAGCGGCGATCATGGCGCCCGTCCGCACGCCGATACGGCTGGAGTACCCGTGCGCCCGCTTCCACGCGAGGTAGGAACTCGACAGCGGCGACCACGCCCCGCCGAGGTAGGAGCCCTGGCTAGTGAACTGCCGCGCCAGCAAGACCCGGCGGACGTACTGCCCAGCCGCCCGCATGGTATCCGGCATCCACGACGCACGAAGCTGCGCCAGGTTCGCCATGATCTGGCCACGCGCGACGGTGCCGCGTGGGCCCTTGATCTCAAGCTGGACAAACCCCGTCACAGCGTGCCCCCGCTCCGGCCAAACCACGCGTTCTCGACGAGGGGGGACTCGTACTCGCTGGTATCCAGGTCGTCGTTGGGGAACGCCATGGCGAGGCCGTTGGGCAAGGTGCGCGCGGTGTCGCTCACGGTCGCCCCGAGGGCTTCGGCGTAGTCGTGGCCGCACAGTCGATCGAGGAGGGCCATGCCCTGTTCCTTGAGCCACTTCGTATGCTCGGACACCTCCCCGTCGTTCTGGATCTCGTTCGACTCGCCCACCTTGGCCGACGTCAGCATCGCCTCGATCTCAGCCGCAACGGTCTTGTCGTTGCCCGTGCCGATGGTCACCCCGCACGCGCCGAGCCGGGCCAGGATGTCGAGGTACACGGCCGCCCACATCACGCCAGCCTGCGTGCTCGTCGGTGTCGAGTTCGCGTCAGCGGTCCACTCGAGGTGATGCATCGCCGCAGCCAGGGTGCCGTTGTAGGCCATCTACCGGCCCACCTCGGTGTCGGTCGTCAGGTCGCAGTTCCCGGCCGCGTCGAGGCGCTCTGCGGTCATGTACAGGCCGAGCCCAGCGCGGGGGGCGCTGCTCGACCAGCCCGCGGCGAACTCGTTCTCCCGCGTGTTGTAACGCTTCGGCGGGTCAGCGTCGATCGCGTCCTGGTCGGCCCCGTTGCCCCACGTCCCGGCCGTGTCGGGGATCGTCAGCTTGGTCAGGAACACGGCCGTCTTGTCCGCCGTCCAGCCGAGATACCAGCGCAGGGCGAACTGCGTCCCGACCCCGGCTGTCTGTTCCAGCCTGGCCCCCTTGATCGCGCCACGGATGCCGCTGACATCGCTCCCGGCGATCTTGACCGCGGTGGACTCGCTGTTGCTCACGGAGGCGAAAGTCTGCTGAATGACGCTCACGGCGGTCTCCTAACTGCTCGCGTAGAACGGCACTTCGTAGTCCGTCCCGGAGATGTCGATCGTGATGAAGCCCGCCTCGGTGGCGGTCTCCGGGTCGGCGAACATGCCGTCTGCGGACACGCTGCGCACGCCGACGAGAATGTCCGCGCTGGCGCCGTGGTCGGTCAGGGTGTAGGTGCGCGCGCCAGCCTGCGCCGCGACCACGATCTGGGTCTCGGTGTCCCCGGTGTTGTCGGTGCTGGCCAGGGTCGTCTTGCCCTTGGCCGCCGTGGACGGGAACACGTGGAGCTTGCCAGCGGTGCCGGACAGCCCGAGGTGGACCTCCTTGTGGAACTGGACCAGCTCGGCGGCGTCGGTCGTGATAAACCGCTGATAGACGTTCGTGGACTCCTGGACGGACTTTGCCGCGGCGTTGTTGTCCACCAAGTACTCGACGCAGCCCGCATGGGCGTAGACGTCGCCGTCGAGGTAGGTGTCCCCGTCCACCTCCAGGGTGGATGTGACGTAGCACGTGCCCGCGGATGTGGCGTAGCCGGGCGTCCCGGTGCCCACGACCATGCGGGACCACCTGCCGCCGGTGGCAAGCGAGATCGTCCCGCCGAGAGTCAGTCCGTCCAGCTGCAGAGTCATCGTCTACCCCTTCGGCTTGTCGCCCTTGGTCTTCTTCTTCCGGGCCTCTGCGAGGTCGTCGGCTTTTGCTGCCGCCTTCTCCTCGGCCTCTGCCTCGGCCAGCAACACGCCGAGCCGTTCACCCGCGCCCATGTGGGCCGAGATCTTGGACTCGATCATCACCCGCTGCTCCTTGAGCTTTTCGAGCCCGTCGAGCTGCCCGTCGATGCGCTCCCGGTCCAAGAGGCGATCCGTCAGCAACAGCTTGTTACTGAGCATTTCCTGTCTGATTCGTTCTGCGTCCATGACCTTCTCCTTCATGGTGTTAGCGATTCAGTCGAGCCCCCGAGCCGAAGCTCGGGGACTCGAAGAGGGTTAAACCTAGGCGCCGGTCTTGAGGTAGCCCGAGGCCGCCTGAGAGACCTTGGGGTCGTAGTGCATGTTCCCACGCACGACCCACGAGTTGATGGACTCGTCGCGGTATCGCTTGATCGCGAAGCCGGACATCGCATCGCCACCGTTGGCGGCGTTCCAGATGGCCGTGAAGCCGAGGCCGGGGGCCTTGAGACCGGGCCGACCCTTCGGCACGGCGTAGAAGCCGACCACGCCGGAGGTCCAGACGTCGCCGGTGGCGAAGGTCTGGCCGTCGTCGCTGGAGACCTCGACGTGAGGGATCACGACGAGCTTGTCGGCCTTGAGGTACTGCGCGGCGGCCTGGGCGGTCACCTGGCCAGCACCGAGGCCGGTGTACTTCACGCGGTCGATGAGGTCGGCGTTGCGCAGGAGGTCGGTGTACTCGTCCTGAGCCATGACCACGATCTTGCTGTGCATCGAGGGCACGAAGGTGCCGTTGTCGATCATGGACGCCCACGCGACGTCGGCGTCGGCGACCGGCTCGGCGGTGTCGTGGGTGGCCCACGAGGTCGCGACCGCGCTGGTGTAGCTGGCGAAGGTGGTCCCGGAGTCGCACAGCAGGGCGGCCAGCTGGGCGTGGGACTCGGTCATCAGCTGCGTGCGCACGGCCAGGGCACCGTCCTGCAGCGGATCGAGGGGGCTGTCGGCGTTGGCCTGCTCGGCGTCGTCCACCACGTGCTCGAGGCCGTACTCGTTGCACGAATAGGACCCGGTCGTGTGGACGTACTCGACGCGGTCGTAGGTGGCGCCGGGGGCACGCTGGAACCGGTTCTCACCGGCAGCTTCCTTGTACCCGAACAGCCATCCGGCGTCGTAGATGTAGTACTCGTCCGACTTCTTCTTCACCGGCAGCGGCTTGAGGATGTCGAACAGGGGGAACTCGGTCATCGGCATCTGAGCGACCGCGAAGGACGTCAGGGGCCGATCGGTGTGCATGCTGGAGATCTGAGGCATGATTCAGCCCTTTCCTATGCGTAGGTGCCGATGCGGCCGTGCGTGACCAGCATCTTGAAGTAATCTCCATCGGCCGCGTCGGCGTACGCCTTGGCGATCGTGAAGTTGCCCTTGGTGGTAGTCGCGATGGCGCGGCCCCCACTCTCGGACGTCAGGAGGTCGCCCTCGTTGACAGTGTCGCCCGCGCGACCCTGGCAGAAGCCGAGGATGCAGACCGTGACGGCATCACCGGAGGCCGCGCCTCCGTCGATGAGGATGCCGGCGAGGGTGTCGGTGGCCGCGTCGGAGATCGACACGGTACCGCCAGCGTCGTACTTGGCGACGCCGCCAGCCGCCGCGGACATGTCCTCGGAGCTGATCTTGGTGATGACCGTTGCGCGGGGGTCTACCCACATCTTGCGAGCCATGATCTAGACCTCCTCGCCCGCGTAGATCGCGGCCAGGCTGGGGTTGTCGTCGCAGGCCAGGGCGAATGCGGCGGGATACTCGAGATCCTTGTCGTCCTTCATGGCCTTCTCGGCGAAGGCGTGCAGAGCGTCGGAGACTCCCTGCGCGTCGGTCGGCTCGTCGCCGGCCGGCTTGGTCTCGTCCTTGCGGTCGCCGCCGAGGGCGTCGCCCGTGGGGACGGCCTTGCCCTGGATGGACTCGCACAGGGCGGTGAAGCCCTCGCGGTCGGCGTCGTACACGCTGCGGAGCGCGGCGATGGCCTTCTCCTCGTTCTTGATCTTCCCGGTGTCGAGCAGGTCGGCCTGCATCGCACGCGTGAACTCGGCATCCTGAAGCGCGGTGATCTGCGTCTCCAGGGCGGTGACCTTGGCCTCGCGCGCGGTGGCTTCGGCGGTCAGGGCGGTGATCTTGGTCTCCACCTCTTCCACGTCGCACCCGAGCTTGGTGGCCAGTGCCTTGATCTCGTCACTCATGGGTTTCTCCTCTGTGGTGACGTGTTCGTGGTCCGCGCTCGGGTTTTGGGCGGGCTCCGGAATGGCGCCCCCGGCATGTGCGGCCAGTGCTTGGTATGCGGCCTCGGTGAACGCGATTGCGGGCACGTTGGCTGCGGGGTTGTTGGTGAGGGTCCCTCCCGTGATGGTCTCGCTGTCGAGTTCCACGGAGAAGAACCGGAACGCCCCGTCCTTGACGAGGTCGGCGCCTTCCTTGGTCCAGCGGATCAGGGCCTGGAGATCGTCGCCGACGCGGCGCAGGTCCAGATACCAGCCGCGGGCCTTGGACAACGCAGGGTCGAGCCACCGCGGGTCGTCCTTGACTGCGGCCATCAGGGTCGCGTGGTGGAGGTCGAACGGCACCTCTTTGCCCCGCGCCTTGAACGCGGAGATCCAGCCGTCCACCAACTTGGAGGTGATGGCCAGCGCCTTGCCGACCATGGGCTTCCTGGTCTTGCCGATCGTGCAGACGGTGTGCCACGACGGGTCGTCAGCGTTGACGGCATCGGCGGCGAGTGCGAACACAATCCGCATCGTGGTGTCGGCGGTCATCTAGTGGCCCTCCTC